TTGTTTGTGATGCCATTATAAAAGCAAACAATTCAAGCAGAAATAATTTTGCTACTAACGTATTTAATATTGCAGCTTCACAAACTGAAGACTCTTCCGTTTATATAAAGGCGTATGTATAATGAATTTTATAGAATTTATATCAGAACAAAAAAATACTCATATGACTCATATCGAAGACAAAGTTCTTTATGGTGGAGTCGATGGAACAAGGCAAGCAATACTTGCTTTACGTTCATTAAGAGATATGTTAGCAGGTGTTAAAGATGGAAATGTTAGTGTCAAATGGGATGGAGCTCCAGCTATTTTTGCCGGTACTGATCCTCGTGACGGTGCATTCTTTGTTGCGAAGAAGGGGATATTCAATGTCTCTCCAAAAGTATATAAATCTAACAATGATATTGATGACGATACTAGTGGTGATCTCAATGCAAAATTAAAAGCAGCATTAAAGTATCTACCTGATCTTGGTATTAAAGGAGTTGTACAAGGTGACTTTTTATTTGATTCAAGTGAAGTTAAAACAAAAAAATTAAAAGGTAAACCTTATGTTACCTTTCACCCTAATACAATTGTATATGCTATACCCGCAGGTACTGAAGCTGCAAAGAAAGTGAAGGCAGCAAAGATTGGTATTGTTTGGCATACCACATATACTGGAAGTAAGTTTGAAAATATGAAAGCATCATACGGTGTTGACACAAGTAAGTTTCGAAATAGTAAAAATGTTTGGTCACAGGATGCAATGTTAAGAGATATGACACAATTTACTATGACTAAAAAAGATACGGAGGAAGTTAATGCACATCTTAGTAATGCTGGCAGGATATTTAATAAAATTTCTGGTACTACCTTACGTACTCTCGAAGCTAATCAAGACCTTGCTCAAACTATTGAAACGTTTAATAACACTTTTGTACGAAAAGGTCAAGTCGTTGGTAATACCAAAGCCCACGTTGAAAAGTTGATCAGGTACATACAACAGAAGTTTCAAAAAGAGATAGATAAAAGAAAGACCGAAAAAGGAAAATCAGTTCAACAGAAAAAACTTGATGATACATTAAAGTTTTTTTCATCTCAAAACAAAATTAGTTTACAAATGATGTTTGATTTACAGAAATCTATCGTTCTAGCAAAATTAAAAATTATAAATATATTAAATAAGTTAAATAGTGCACAAACATTCTTAAAAACTCGTAATGGATATAAAACAACTGGACAAGAAGGTTATGTAGCTATTGACAAACTTGGTGGTGACGCAGTGAAAATTGTGGATCGTATGGAATTTTCATACGCAAACTTTTCACCAGATATATTAAAAGGATGGGATAAGCCGGGGAGGAACTAATGGCACCATTAGATTTTAAACATTTTACGTCTGCAAGATATAGACCAGGCGAAGATGACGCAATCAATTACTACGCACAAAAGCGTAAGAAACAATATCACGGTAATGAGGGTAAAGATGTTAAAGAACTCTCAATGAAGCCTGATAAAAAACTTCCAAATTTAAAAGTCCCAGTAAAAGGTAAAAAAGGCCAAAGTAAGTTTATGCGTAAGCAGCTTATCACTAAAGCTAAAGATGATATCAATGCATCAGTACAAAGTGCCGATAGAAAACCAGAAAAGTATATGAAACCTGACGGTAAGGTAGGAATAAGAATGGTAAGAACTGATAAAGAAGTTGTTAAGAAAGAGCAAATGCAAGTTTTTAGAGTAGGTCATAAAGACATGAGTGGCAACGTTCATGCTACAGACCCAGATGATGCTATCAAAAAGCTGAGAAAAAAAGGTCTTAAAGGTGATATTAAATTAACACATCGTGGTTCTGTAAAGTCAATGCCTAAAAGAAGAATTCCAACAAGAGAAGAATTGGATAGTAAAGATAAACCATTTGTTAAAAAATTAATTGGTAAATTAAGAAAAGGCTCTAACACTCATGCTAAGCAAGCCGACGATTTAGAAAAAGCAATGAAGACAGAAGTCTCTGTTCTTAAACCAACAAAGCCAACAGATATAATTAAACACGCTAAAACTCTTGCAAAGAATCCAAGAGATTATATGATGAATAAGAAAAAGTATTTAGATAAAGCTCGTGCTAAAGTATTTAGAATGTATCCGAAAGAAGCTATTAATCATGATGATGCACATCGCGATGCTCAAACACATTCAGACGGAAGTATGAGTGTTAAGAAAATTCCAAGTATGATTAAAAAACCAGGTGATAAACATTTACATTTACATATGAAGAGTTATCACAAAGAGAAAGATGGACAAGATTTTGCAAAGAAACATGGTTATAAAGTAAAGAATTATGTTAAGACTCCATCAGGAACTAGAATGGATATTCATAAAGAAGAAGTAAATGTTGATGAAGCTTTAACTTTACAACAAAGAATGAAGCGTTCAAGACTTATGAAGCGTTTAAAGACAAGAATCAAAATTGGTCGTGATAGAGCAAGAAGAAAGATGGCCAATAAAAAGACTCTTGAAAAAAGATCAATGAGACAAGCTCGAGCTCAACTAGCAAAAAAACTTACACGCGGAATACCTAAAGCTGAGTTAACATTTGCTAGAAAAAAAGAAATTGAAAAAAGATTAGAAAAACCAGCACTACAACAAAGAATAAAAAGAATCGCTAAGCGATTGTTTAAAGATGTGCGTAAAAAAGAAGTGCAAAGAAAGAAGGGTTAATGATAAATTCATTTAAATCTTTTCTTATCGAAGAAGATAAAACCATATTCTTCACGTTTGGTCGTATGAATCCACCAACGACTGGACATGAAAAATTGATGAATGAACTTTCAAAAAAGTCTGGAAGAAATCCATATAGAGTTTTTTTATCACAGTCTTCTGATAATAAGAAGAACCCTTTAGATTATAATTATAAAGTCAAAACTGTCAGAAAGTTTTTTCCAAAGCATGCAAGAAGTGTCATGCTTGATAAGAAAGTTAAGAATGTATTTGATGCTGTGACTAAATTATATGATGAAGGATATAAGAATATCAATATGGTTGTTGGTTCTGATAGAACTAATGAATTTAAAAAGTTATTAGAAAAATATAATGGTGTTAAAGGCAGGCACGGACTTTATAAGTTTAATAAAATAAATGTAATTTCAGCCGGAGACCGTGATCCAGATGCAGACGATGTTTCAGGAATGTCAGCATCAAAGATGAGAAAACTAGCAAGTGATGGAGATTTCACACAATTCTCACAAGGATTACCTAGAAGTGTTTCTAATAATGAAGCTAAAAAAGTATATAACGAAGTAAGAAAAGGAATGGGATTAAAAGAACAAAAACACTTTCAGAACAAATTAATATTTGAACCTGTCTCCGAGAAAAGAGAGGACTATGTTAAAGGACACCTTTTTGATATTGGTGATCGTGTTACTTTCATGGGCAGTGACGAACTCGCTAGTGTTACCGGTCTTGGAAGTAATTATGTTATTGTTGAGCAAAATGGTAGGTCTTATAGAAAATGGATTGATGACGTAGAGTTAGTTGAAAAGAAAAAAAGTAAAGAAGGAAACCAAAAAGTTAGGCAAGATCCAGATGTTAAGAAAGCACCGGGTACACAACCTGCACCTTACTATGGTGGACTATCTAAATCAACTAAGAAGAAAAGACTTGCACATTTTAAAAAGTATTCAAAGTATGATGATGATAATCCTGCAGCTTATAAACCAGCACCCGGTGATGCAAGAGCAAAAACAAAACCAAGTAAACATACATTAAAGTATAGAAGAATGTATGGTGAAGATGCAGTAGAGATTGCAAAGAAAAAAATTGAAAGAGAAAAAATGGTCGATAAGATGAAACATGCCAGAATGTTAGATCGAGCCAAAGTAAGAAAAATTAAAAATAGGAGTAAAGCAGATGCTTAAATTTTCAACTTATGAAAAAGCTTTCGAGGAGTTACTCGAAAATGAAGGCTTAAAAAAGAAAGCAGCTAAATCTGGTATATCTTACGGCACATTAAAAAAGGTATACAATAGAGGTATGGCAGCTTGGAGAACAGGTCATAGACCAGGGACTACACCACAACAGTGGGGAATGGCTCGAGTTAATTCATACATCGGAAAAGGTAAAGGTACATACTACGGTGCTGATGCTGATTTACGTGGTGCTAAAAGAAAAACTAAAAAAGAAGGTTTTAATGAAGCCTATGATAAAACGAATAGAGCAACTATGCACGTTAAAGATGCAGGAGTGGAAAAAGAAGATCATCCATTTATTAGAAAAGATGTTGCAAAAACTGGTGCCAAAGTTAAATTTCATTCCGGCGGAGGAATATCATATCATGGCAGTGATCATCAAATATCTAAAGCATTAAAGCAACATCATCCAGATGATCATAAAGAATTAGGCAACTTGAATTATCATAAATCAGGTCAGCATGATAAAGACTATGGATCACAAGGTACTCATGTTTATACAAATCATTCTGCTAAGACTAAAAAAGAAGGTACAGTTAAAGAAATATCAAAGGGTCTTGCAAAAAGTTATATTGGTAAAGCTGCAAGAGATGTATATTTTAAAGGTAGATCTCAAGCCACTAAAGATGCAATAAGTCAACTCGGTGGACCAGATACAGAC